TTTCGTATGCACCTACAGAGAAAGTAGTAGCTCTTTTTGCAACTACATCATACGGGTTTAACAATATATAGCGTAAAGGTATTTTGTTAGCTGAGGGATTGATCGAGCCAACTTGATTCATTAATCTAGCGTAATCATCAGCTTTAAATTTTCCATCAACCCTATAAAGGAATACATTCCCGCTTCTGTAATATTCTCTAAAGTATTGATCTTTAATATTTAAGATGTTGACCTTTTTAAACCACTCATAGAAAAATTCTCTGCTTTTCTTTGTGCCTCCTTCTAGATATATATCTGTGTTTGTAAACTCAGACATAATATCTATGGCGTTTCTAAATACAGCCACATTTGAATAAGCTTTCTGACAAAGCTCTATGGTGTCTCTAACATTTATACCATCTGTTGAATAATCATAAGGCAATAAACCACAATCGATACTAGAATATCTATTTTTTAAGTTTACGAACGCCGCTCTGTTTTTTCTAGCTCCATTAAAGCTACTGGTGCTTGCTTGTTGCCTTCTGGCCTGAGATACCTCTTTATATGAAGCATCAGATGTATAAAAAGCCTCACCTAGTAAATCAGGTAGAACTTCACCATCTTTACCTATAGGGACATAGGTCTGATTTGGTTTGTTAAATTTATCCCAATATTGTGAACGTTTGGTATATTTTCTTTTGGCCATAATAACATTTGATATTACACCCCAAAGTTAACTTTCAACTTTTAAAAGTTAAGAAATAAACATTGGTGTAAAAGTTGCTTGATTTTCGTTGCCATCAAATGTCTCCATGTCGTAAAAGACATTCATCATCCAATTAGCTAAAACTAAGGCAGAATAGGAGTCTTTCCTCGCTTTGTCTGCCCCTTTTTGTTTCCTTAAGTTTGGCGGTAAATCAAAACTCTGAGTTCCTTGAGAGGAAGTTGTAATTTGTACTAATGCACATTGGACCTTAATTAAGTCCATCATATCTTTTTGATGCTCAACTAAGTCTATCATTCTCGCTCCCTCAGATCCATTCTCGTTAGCGTCATTTCTTATAAATTTTAAACCCTTAACACCTATCCTGTATTTACGCTGTATATTATAATCATCATTCATCGCAGCCCCAGCAAAAAATATCTTCTTATGATCAAATGCGGATTGAAGTGATTCATTAGCAGTTCTAATCCATTGAGAGCTAGGCTTTCTTAAAAACACAAATCTTTTCTGGCTTTTGTTGTATTGATTCTTTAACTTTCTTAAATTCTTTTCATAGTCGGCTAATTTGTCAATGTCGGCCTCTATAGTCTCTAATTTTAAATTTTGATCTTTAAAGATAGTGCTTTCGTTACAAGAGTTCATAAACTGCACTCCGCCGTTATAGTCACCCACTACAGCTACTATATTAAAATGAGTCAATAAGTAAGCCATGTATCTTATATGAGTTTTTAAATTAGCCCCAGATAAAGCATAACTATGCACTACTGTTCCTTTTCTCTGATCCTTGTTTAATTTTATCACCATTATGGCAAAATCGTCAGAGCTTTCACTCTCAGACCACGATGGGTCAAAAGATAAAATGTACTGGTCATTTTTGTGACCTTTTACCTCTACGCACTGCCCCTCACCATCAGGTATTGTGCAAGCCGCCATTTTACTAACTTTAAAGTAACCAGAGCTATCGTCTGTGAATATAGCATTAAACTCTCGATCAAACTGAGAATCACTCATTGTAGCTTTAGATTGGCTTATAAGATTTTGATCGTAAAGCTGTTCTGGAGCGCAATCATAGCTAAAGTGCATAATTGTTCGATGCGCCCCATCTTGGGTGTTTTCATTAACAATTAGATTTTCATATTGCTGGTAAAGTTTATACAAATACTCAAACTTATAAGAAGCTGAAGACAAACCAATAATTTTGTTATTAGGCCACCTTTTTCTCTCCTCTTCTTTCATTTTGCCCTGCTCTATCATTTTTGTTTCTAAATCATAGACTTCTTGCCTTTCAGTGGGGTTATCAACAACCGACAAAAATGGCATGATAACTTCATTAAATATTTTTTCAGGCATAAGCAAAAGCTCATCAATAATCATTCTTTGAAAACGAAAACCCCTTAGCTTTTCTCCATCACCCAAAGGTAAAGCCCTAATGCTACTTTGGCCTATCTCCATAATCCACTCATCATTCATTTTAGAAGTTCGAGTGATACACTGAGAGAAAAATGTTGCCTTTGGACTTTTAGCAATATCTTCAATCTTTTTAAATATCATTTTAGACTGCCTAAATGATTTAGACAGAATACCTATCTGAACACCTTGATTTAAAATAGCGTCTAAGAGCGCGAAAATGGCCGTAGAGAAGCTTTTGGACATTCCTCGGCTCCATATGCCCAAAAAGTAATCCGACTCCATCATGGCCTTTATAGCCATATGCTGGAAAGGGAAAAGTTTCACCCCAGTAAACAGCTCTGTAGCAAAAGATGGATTTTCTCTTAAAAATTTATAAAGCAATAACTTTGCTTCATTTTCCTCCAAATACCCCTCTTTCTCCTCGAGTAACTGGTTTATATCTTTGAATTCTCTTTTTAGTTTTTGTTTGCCTACTTCCCAAGCCATTATGTTTTATTTTTTTATTCCAGAAATATTGAAGATCTACTCTCCAAAGTTTTTTGCCCAACACAAGAATTTTTGGTATTAAGTCTATACTATCTTGCCTCGAGCCGCTAAATATAAATTGACAACAATCCGAGTAATCCGCCTGTATCTCTCTCATCTGATGAAATACATAGTCTAATTTAAATTTTTTAAAATTTTTTTTATTTTCGTTTTCTAGGCCATCAAATGGCGCTTCTACCACCACAAACAAGAATGATTCCAGACTCTTGCACCTCTCTATCTCTTTTATAAATCTTCTATACCCGTTGGTAACTGTAGAGCAAAAATCCTGGTAAGATTTACGATCCACAAAAGTGTAATCAAAATCTTCGCCCATTACAGCGTAATCTCCCACATCAAGTTTTAGTTGTTGATTATTTTTAAATATTAGTGGGTTTTGTTCTCTCGTATCTACGAATATACGAGTATCTTCAAAATTATTATTGAATTCATTTGGTAGTTGCCTCGAGAGCATAGGCAACATACCAAATTGTTTACAAGTCTCGCTGTAACTACCGAAAACGGTTTTACATATGTCAATGTCGGGAAGTCCCGCAGTTTCTAAGTATATGGCAGGAGGCATGCTTTGTAAGCCCTTGCTTAGTATTCTTTTTTTAAAAGTATTTACAATGTATTCTTTTACCTCCTCAACAGGAGCGGTCTTGCACCACTCACGCATATTTGAGGGGTTGTTAAAATCAGTAGCAAAATATTGTTTATAGTTTTTGAAGGGTATTAGATCTCCTGTCAGTTTATCTTTCTTTTGAAAGTGTTTTACATAGTAATCACCAAGATACAACCCATGCTTCTTTATATGTGCATGTAAACTTCTTAGGAAAGTAAAATTCTCACCACACTCCTTGCATTCAAATGACATCTTCTTGTGAAATTCCTAAAACTCTTGCTTTCCACTCAGCCATACCCTCAAGTCTCTCAGCTTCCTCCTTAATAGCTAATTTTTGCATTTCAGCTATCCTAAGCATTGTTTTTCTTTCTTCTTCCTCTTGAAACAGTTGAACGATAGAAAGAAAAGATGCATTTTCCTTTTGATTCTTTTTCATGCGCTCCGCCCTATCACCTTGTAGTTTTTTGGTAAGGTTCTCGATACGGGTTTCGCACTGATGATACTCTCCAGATTTAGCTTTGATAATTTCTGCAAGCCTGACACTCATTTCTGTCTGATCGTCAGCAATATCAAACATATCATTAAGCTTGTTTAAGTGAGCGCTTATTACCTCTAAGTTAATTACCTCTTTGCAAACATTAAGATACAAATTAATCTCATCAGCAGTTAAGTCTGGCTTGTCCCAAGTTAATCTGACAAACTCATGCTCAAAAAGAGTTCTATCCTCTAGATTTAAATAATTATTAATAATTTTTAAAAATCTTGAGTTATTGAGATTGATTCCCAATTTTTCGACACAAATTTGCTTTTGCCTATTAATTTTTAATTCTTCCAGCCCCAAACCAGTAGCATCATTGATTTTTTTGATGATTCGAGATGAAGACTTCGGTGAAACGTATGAATTAAGTGCGCCACTGTCCTGAGATGGTAAAAAATCAGGATTCACTTCTCTAATGTACCCAAGCACAGTCCTTTGCTCGTTTGACAGCGACTTAACTCTTCTATCAGGAAATATTAACTTAGCTATCTCAAGAGAAGACAAACCTTCTTGTGCTTGCTGTAAAATAAATTCTTTTTGCTGTTCTGTAAATTCTATCTCCTCAGTACTCGAAGTTCCAGTGGTTTTATATTCTATAGCATTTTCTACTAAATATTTTCTTACCGCCCTACCTTCCTTAGATCTTCCATCTAGCTCTTGATTATCAAAACACTTCTTAGTTAGATCAATTAAGTTTTTAATTTTAGAAGCGTTCTCATCTATATATTTTTTTTGCTCTTCAGAGAGTTCCATTATCTATAATATCTTTGTTTCTAAGGATTTCCATAGCTAGCTCCAAAAACTTTTTCTTTAGGTTCTTGACTTGTCTATACCCCAGTTTATTTTTTTCGGGTGATATTTTGTAACCCATATACTTTGCTACATCTTGTTCTGTTTTCTTTTCGAAGTACAACATTCTGTAAGCTCGGTAATGAACGTCACTTAATTTTTTCTTCATGTTAGAATCCAATCGCCCAAGCGCACTTTTAAAATCAAAGTCTTGATATGAGCGGCTTTGGACTTCTTTTGTGAAATCTTCAGTAGATAAAGGAATTTTTAAACCTAGTCCTATTTTTTTAGATTTTTCCCACTTCATGCATACCTTGCAGCGTCTTTTGTCATGGTTGGGCAAATGAAGCGCAGTGCAAGGGTTTGTGTAATTTCCGTAATGGTTTCTCAGTAGGTTTCTAATTTGATTAGAAATAATTCTTCCAATCCATGGCTCTAGAGGGCGACTTTGATCCCACATGTGCCATTTTTTAGCGATGTGGCTTTTTATAATTTGCTCAACATCATCAAAGTCAAACCACTTTACGGCATTCAACCGCCACTTGTATTTTTGTTTTGTTATGGCTTGGTCTATAATATCGGAGCAATCTTCATAAGTTTTTTTATTGCTCTCCTCTTTCATCAATAAATTCATCAACAGACTTTGGTTTAGACCTCACAAAATTATCTTGAGGCTTATTTCCTCCTGCTAATGAACCGAAAGTAAAGCTTTTGCTATTATCGACTTCGTAGTCAACTTGTAACTTATTTATTGTCGGTATGTTTTGAGAATTTGTCTCATCCTCGCCTAAATCAACAGTTTCTACTGTTGTTGGCTGATTTTGAGCAGTATTTGAAGCATAACTCATATTTAATTGCGTTCCGCATTTATGACAAAAGTTAGGCTTTACATTGGAATACTCTAGTTTGAATCCACAACTATGACAGAACAGATGGCTCATAAGCTTATATATTTATATAATTTAAAACAATTTTTTCTAATTTAATTACACAGAAATTAACAAGATCGTTGTCTCCTTTTTATTTATAAGCTGTTGGCCGCTGTCGCTTGGACGTTCGCCTTGTTATATATAATTACACTTATTTGTGATTTTCTATTTTAGAAACAATATATTTTAATATTTTACTTCTAACGATATCCCTGTTGGTGAACTTGAACGAGGTGATACCATGCTCTAAAGATTCTTCGCAACTAAACAAATCAAACATCTCTTTAAACCCACTTCTGCCATTTATATCGCTTTGCATAAAATCCCCACAAATGATAAGCTTAGTGCCTTCCCCAACCCTAGTGATCAAAGTAGTCAATTCTTTAAATGTAAAGTTTTGAGCTTCATCAGCGACTATGAGCCTATTATTCCAGTTAGCTCCTCTCAAAAAGTTAATTGGCACAGCAGAAATGCGACCTATCTGTTTCATGTAGGCTGTATCACCCTCATGGACCATTTCATCTAACTTGTCATACAAAGGCATAAGGAATGGATCAAATTTATCTGAAATATCTCCAGGGAGACTACCTAATCCTTTATCTGCACTTTCAGCTATACTTCTTATGTAAAGTAAGTCTTTTTGAAAATCCTTGGCCATTAGTTGTAGACAGCCATAAACAGACATATATGTTTTACTCCCTTT